TGATAAAAGCTAATACAGATTGCATAGCAATACCACCAGCTACAGATACAACAGATGCAGTACCAGCAGCTATAACACTAGAAGCTATAACCTCTGGTGCAGGTATAGGCATTTCACCAAAAAAAGGTATATTGAATGTAGCTATAGGTTCTTCACTTGATAAAGTTTCTTTGGTGTCTGGCAGGTTTGTCGGTATTGTCTCTGGTGTTAGTTCTAACGCTTCCTCCTTTGAAGATGCTTTTTCTTCTTCAGCAGAAGATTCCTGATCTGCCAAACCCGACTCTACCTGTTCCAGAGAAGGTAAAAGAATTGGATCTAAATAAGGTTCCTCTGCCACAGGTGGATAAAAAATTGTTTTAGGTGGGTTTAAAATATAGTTTGTATCTGGTAAATATATTTTTGGTATGTCCACTATGATGGATTTGTTATGCTCCTACCTCCATTACTGTAATCGTGCAAGGACAACGCATATGTTGATTATAATTACCATTAACTCCTGTAGTACCTACTCTTCCGTAATAACTAGTATTAAATACTTTCATTAAAACTCCATAAGTATGTGCATTTGTATCTGCTGGCGTATCTAAGTACATAAAAGAAGCTTCTTCTGCATGATTGTTTGAACTCTGTCTAAATCTAAATGTTCCTGATTCGGCATTATTTCCCGATGCTGCACCTATTGCACCAGAGATTACACTTCCATCTTTTGCTAACTGGAAACCAACAGCATAATCTGATCCACTATTACCACCATACACAGTTACATTTATCAAAATTTTATTACTTGTTGAAGCTGCTGTGATTGCTTGAGTTAAACCTGTAATTAGTGCATAACTTGTACTATTTGTTGAGTAAACATCAGTTTTAACTGTCTGCAAAACTTGAAGAAGTTTACCACCACCAAAACCTGTAGCAGTACCATTACAAGTAACATTACCAGAACTATCTAATGAGATAGCGTCAGTTGATGCTCCAGTATGCCTAATACTGTTTACAATTAATCTACTACTCATGGCTTGGGATACTTGTCTTTAACAGCTTTGATTGCAGTTGCAAAAGCACCTGATGTAGTTAGTGTTCCAGCTACAATATCTTTATAAAGACTGTCTAGTTGATCGCCTATAGATGGGTAAATTGTGTCTGTTGTACCAGCTTCGCCTGTTCTTTGACGTTGATATAAAGTTGCAGCAGCTTCATTATCTAATGTAGTTCGTGCAGCATCTATTTTGCTTTGCTCAAGCGTTACAGATTTACCATCTTTATCAAATGCGCCAGTTGAGTCATCAATACTAACAACAGTTCCAGCATACGCTTTGTAAATAGCTTCATGGTCTAAAGCCATAATTAAAATCTCCTTTTTACTAAATTATATAAGATGGTCATTAAGCTGCCACCTCCATGACTGTTATTGTTGATTGAGTTCTTACGTCATAAGCATAGTTATCATCTGTGTGAGAACGATTCAAATATACAGTTTTTGTGCCATTTGCACTATGACCCAATTTGACAGAATAAGTTATTTGACTTGTACCACCAGCAGTATCTAAATACTGACCACCAGTTGTATTATGCGTTCCTGTCCATCTTACGTCACCAGCAGATGTTCTTGGTTTACGATTACCGTCAGCAGTTCCAGCACCACCAGTAAGTAATGACCCTGCTTTATAAAAAACCCAATTCACCTCATTATCATTATTCAATCCCATACTTACATGAGCTATAAGAAAAATTTTATTACTTGCATTTGATGGTGTGATATTAACTGTCAAAGCATCTGCACTAAGAGTTCCAGTAGCAAGACTTTCTGAAAAAGTATCAGTTCTTGTTGTTGAAACAACTTGAAGAATTTTACCTGTACCAGAAAATGATAAATTTCCAGAGGCATCTGTAACAAGAGCTTGCCCAGATGTCCCATCGGCTTGAGGAAGTTTAAATTCAACTTCACTTGAAGAAGGGTTTGATGTTGGTACAGCTATCGAAACTGCATTACCACCAGAATGTACGAGTTTAATTTTTCCTGTCATGCTGATACCTCAATCGCTGTAAGAGTTGACATTGAGTTTTGTTCCATATCGCCAGTACCACCACTATGATCTCTGTTTAAATAAATAGTATGACCTGATGTGCTGTTATTTCCATGTCTTAATCTGCAATCATAAGTTATTGCACTTGTACCCCCTGCTGTATCTACATAAAAGCCCATCACATTATGTTGCTGTTCACTATGTGTACTAAATGTTTGTGAATGTAATCTTGCAGCACTTCCACTTGCATCTGCTGTAGCTCCAGTAATAACTGACCCTGCCTTAAAATAAGCAAACCCAATATCATTATCAGATTCAAGACCTATTGTTAATTTTGCAACTAAAATTATTTGATTAGATGAGTTTGAAGGTGTAATATTTACACTTATAGCTGCACCACTAAATGATTGTTTACCTATACTTGCAGAAAAAGTGTCTGTTTTATTTGTAGAAACAACTTGAAGAATTTTACCCCCAACACCACTTGCAAGTTTTCCAGAAGTTACAGCGTTTGATGCAAGCATATCTGCATCTACTATCCCATCAGGTAAGCCACCTACAGCTACCCCTGTTATTACGTTTGTAGAACCATTGATTGATATTGGCATTAGACGAAAGTAACAGTTGAAGTAGTACCTACAGTAAGTGTAGCATTAATTGTTAAAGGGCCAGCGACCATTGCGTTATGATTTGCAGTTATTGTGTAATCTTGGTCCATTTGATTTTCAGATTCGTGAAAAATTTTCTCTCCGCCACCACCTGTAGCTCCACCCCCACCATCTGCATATTCTAGTTGTCCTACTGCTGTTGCTCCACTACCAGTAATACTTTTTACTTTTAAAAATTTATCTGCTGCTATTTGATTGTCAGGCAAGATCATAGTATAAGATTGACCTGCACTATGAGCAGGGGATTGTAGTTTTACACCATGAGAGTTTTGTGAACAGTTAAGTTGTAATTTACCATCATTACTACTTCCATCACCTTTTACTTCTACTGCACCAGAACCATTAGGATTTAATTTTATATTCCCATTAGATGTAGATGTATTTATTTCTCTTGCTTGTACATCTAAATCTCCTCCTAGCTGTGGTGTAGTATCTCCTACAACATCTGATATTTGATCTACAAACTCTAAAGCATTGGCACTACTGTTTACCTTAACTGTCTTACCTGCTGCACTTGTAAAGTTTGCAGGGGTATCTGTTAAAGACGTAAAATCTGTTGCTCCTTGACCAGAAGAAATACCTGCTAGTTTTGTTTTCTCTGCATCAGTAAAAGCATTAGTGTCAGAGTTTGCTTCATAAGCAGTTTTAATCTCAGTATTAGACTGATCTGCGGTGGCTCCTGTTTCTATTCCTTGTAACTTTGCTAAATCTAAATTTTGTAACTTTGTTTTTTCTGCGTCAGTAAATGCGTTTGTATCAGAGTTTGCTTCGTAAGCTGTCTTTATCTCTGCATTTGTTTGATCTGCGGTTGCTCCTTCTTCTATTCCTCCTAACTTGTCTGTAATTTCTTGTTGAGCAAATAATACCTGATCGCTGTTTGTATCTAAATCTGTTTCTGTTAAAACACTACCATCTTGAAAATCTACTTTTTTTGCACTTATATTTGTATCTCTTTGAAACTTAATATTATTAGTACCCGAAGGTGGTATGTTGCCAGAAGTAAAAGTAACAGTTGAACCGCTTATATTATAGTGAGTGCCTAGTGTTTTAAGAACACCACCTACTGTTACATCAACTTCTGCATTTGCTAAAAATGAAAAAGATATAGCGAAACTGGCTGTACTGCCATTTCCATTATGTTGAACTGAAGTAGCAGTAGTGTTAGTAGCCATAGTTAACTTCCTAAGTTGTAATTTTGGTAATCTTCATTCATTTTATCAAAAAACTTTTTCTTAATTTCTTGTTTTGCATTTATCCTATCCTTAAATTCTGTTTCTGACATCTCTTTCTGTCTATAAAGATTAATACCTGCTCTTATAAATTGAGTATTGATTTTATTCATTTCATTAAAAATAAGTTCTGCTGCTAATTGACCCGAATCTGAATCTCTACCTTCATCTTCAATTATTTTTTTAGCGTTTTGGTAAATATCACTATCAAAAAATCTATTCATAGCTTCTTTAATATTCATTTTATTAGGACCACCAACATTAAGTTCAACAGTATTTACATAAATTTGTAATTTACTATATTCTTTTTTATTTAATTTTTTTGGTACAAAATTCTTTGAACTTACTCCTCTAAAGTTAGAACCTCTTATAACTTCTGGTGGTGGAGACATCATTCTTCCTATTAAACCTGTAGCTTCATATAATCTAAAATTTTTACTTTCGCTAATAGGTGTTGTTGAAAACAATTCAAAACCTGCCCTTTGAGGATAAGTAACAAATTCATTCGTAATATGTTCTACTTGTGGTACAGCAGTACCACCAAGATTATATCCAACTGATTCTCTTATTTTATTAAGAATATTGTCTGCTATTTGTATAAAAGCATTTACTTTATTAAATTCTTCGTCACCATAATCTACATTTTCATTTGCAGTATCACCTGCCCTAGTTTTAGTATCTGGTTTTAAGAACCATTTTAGATCAGAATAATCACCTTCTTCTATAGCTTTTATTTTTGCTAGTTCATCTGTTACACCCATAATATTTAAAATGTCTTCTGGTGTTCTAGCTATTCTTTTTAGTAAAGAAGAATAAGGCAAAATACTATTACCAACTTGTCTACCAACATAATCAAACCATTTTTTCTTTGTATAACTTACACCTTCTTCTGGGTCTGCATTTTCTCCTAAATCTGGTACTGCTGCAATAATATTTAGAAGTTCATTTAAAGGTGCTGTATAAGTTTTGTTAAACATATTTCTACCTGCAAAAGCAACCCAAACTTTTATAAACTCACCAATATCTTTATCTTTTGTTGATAATGGAGCCATCTCTGCAAAGTCTAGAAATATTCTTACAAGAGAAGCCATAGGGTCAGGTATGCCTTCTAAGCTTTTATAAACATAAACAGGTTTACCATTTCTATAAACTATATCTCCATCTTCATCATATTTTAAAGTAGCAACACTATATGGTCGCCACCCATTTTTGTACTTAGAAATCCATTCAACAGCACCATTCTTATTAAAATAATTAGGACCACCACCTGTTAAAAACATATGTGGTGGTTCACCACCTACATGGGGGTCTTCGTTGTTTTTGTGTGCAGCCAACATTAAAAGACTTGCATAGGCATAACCCATTCTTATTTGACCAACTGTATTTTGACGAACTAAAGGATCAGGACTTGCTAAGTCAGCCCTTATCTCTGGTAATAAAATTTCATTTACAAAATTAAGATTTTGTCTTTTACCTCCTATTTTGTTTTGATAAAATTCATCTATACCAAATCCAGATTTAAAAGGTAATTGGTCAGGAAACCTTACTACCATAGGAGTATTGACATAAGGTAAATATCTACCTGCTTCTTTAAACATATTTGTAGGACTTCTTGTGAATTTTAACCAAAACCTTACAAGAGGATTTTTTATAGCCATATTATTTATAAAGTCTGCACCCTTACCAAAAGCATCTTCTGTTCTAATATCTTGTGTAAATGTTATTTGTTTACCAAATTCTTTAGCTTTTAAAAGTATTCTTTCTGTTACTAAATCAGGAATGAATTGTTGTGGACCTGCACCTAACTCTGGGTCTACAAGTCTGCCTATAGGTCCTTCTTGTCCTTTTAAAAGATAGTGTATAACTCCATCAATATTGCTTTTTATATATTTATTTAGTTCTGACCCACTAAGACCTTTTCTCATTCCTTCGTTAAAAGAATAAAATGCTGTAGCACCAATAATGTTAGGAGTTTGTACTAATGCGTCATTTGCTGTCATTAATCTACTAGGCAATCTTAATGTTTTACCAGTAAAATCAATAGCGTTGAAAGGATAATATGGTGCATCTAATGGAATAAGACCACTTTTTTCTATTACTTTGTCTGCAAATCTTCCAAAACTTCCTTGATTATCAGAAGAAATCATAAATCTTTGACTAACTTGACCTTTCATGTTGCCGACATTTACAAAATTATCTTCCATCTCCCATGATCTTTTCCATGTTTGTGCTGCAAAATCAAGGTTATAAAATAAAGCAAATAAATGTTCTTTAGCAGCTTTTAGTTCTGTAATACTATTAGCACCTGCAAAATTATTTAATGAACGCATAAAGGTCATAGCAAGACCAGAAAACAAATTTACTTTCTGTGTGCTTGGTCCTGATAAAACTGCATTAATACCAATCTCATTCATTACTCGACCAAAGCCTTCTAATCCTTTCCATACATTAATTATGTTGCCACTCTTAACTGCAACTAAATTTCTTGGGTCGCCTGATATATCTTTTATTAATTGTGATTGTTTTATTAATTCAGAGTAATCTCCTGTCTGATTGGCTTTTCTGACAGCACTTATCATGTCTTTTTTTAAATTAACATTCTGTTGTATCAAATCATTTAGAACTGGTGATACGTCCATAGATTCTTCTTGTAATTTTTTCTTTTGTGCTGGTGTAAGGTCCATTATTTCTGCTGGTTTTTTACCTTCTAAACCTACATCTGGCTTCATACCCATAGTTTTGAAAGCTCTAGCAACTCTAGTCCTTGTACTCAGACCCATTGTTAACCAATCATCTACTTGATCTAATGCTTCTATAAGATTGTTAATTTCTGCTTCTATTAGTTTTGGATTCTTAGTTTTATAAGTCTCCATTAGTTTGTCGTTTATCTTTGCAACATTTTCTGTATGCAAAATAATTTCTTGTGCTTCTGCATAAATCTGTTCATCATCTGGAAATTCATCATACAGTTTTGCTTTTAGTTGATGTCTTTCTTTTAATAATTTTGAATTAGCAATACTAACAACATTGTCATCTTTAGATGTTTTATTACCTGCTAGCAAATCTAAAGCTTTTGCTTTTGTTTCTTGTTGTGATTTTCTTTGTGTTATTGAAGGAAAAGTATTGTCATCTTTTTTCTTTCTTATGTTTGCTGCTAAAAATTCTTGTTGACCTTCTTTTAAGTTTGGATTTTTTTCAATAAAACTAGCTTTTTGTGGATTCTTATTGACATCTCCTAAATCTAATTTTTTATTTGGAGTTTTATTTAAAACAGTATTTACCTGATTTTTGTATCTTATATCTGCTGGAATCTCTATAACTAATCCTTTTGTATTAGAAGGTGATGCTGTAGCACTACCTGTTTTTTCAGTAACAAAAGCTTTTACTTTTTTATGTAGTTCTGCACCATGCTTTCTGATTTCTGCTTCTGTAAAACCTTGACTTATAAATGTTTGTAATATTTTTCTTTCTTTATCTATTTTAAATTGAGTATCAGGTGGTTTCTTGCCGAGTCTTAAAGAATATGCCATTTTATCAAAATCAGATTCAAAAATAATTTTGGCACTACCATAATTAGGTTTTGTATTTTTATAAGCAGAAGGCATTACATAAGTTCTTACCTCACCTCCTTCTGTTTGTGGTTTTACTTGTTCACCTGTAGTTTGACTTTTAATTTCATTTTCAAGATCAGTTTTACTAACTCCTTCACTTTCTAATTTTGTATTGATAGCTTCATTAGCTTCGTTAATAATTTCTACAGAGTCGTTAATAGTTTTCTTTTCTTTATTGGTTAAACTATTATCAATTTCTGTAATAGTTTTTCCATTATATTTAGTAAATATATTATCTAAACCTTCTGCTGCACCTTTAAAACTACCTCCAAAAGTAGTACCAAGACCAAATGATAGCCAATATTCTTCTGGTGTTACTTCATCTCCAAGTATATCTCTTAAAAAAGTCTCACTAACACTTAAACTACCTCCAAAAGCAGCACTTCTTCTTATACCTTTCCAACCTTTTGCAGTTACACCAAATGGAATCATTTGTATAAGACCTGCTGCTATAGCTTCTGCTTGACTTATTTTGCTATTATCACCTGCTAAATTCTCTCTACCTATTCTTTGTTTTTGTGCATTAATATTTAAACCATAACCAATACTAAATTGAGTGACAAGATAAGCCCCTATTCCATAAGGACCAAGACTTAATAGTGGTGATAAAGCAATATCAGCAGCAATACCACCACCAACTTCAATTCCCAATCCTTTTGTTAATTTTTCTAATTCACTTGTATTACTAGCTTTTAGGTCTGTAATTGTAAAGTTTTTATTTTCATAAAACTTTCTTACATTTAATAATCCTTTTTGAAACTTATCAGATTCTAAAACATCTCTTGGTATTAAATTATTATTGAATTGATTATATGAATAACCTAATTCTTTTTTCATTAACTTGTTAATGACTCTTAAATCATTAGGTCTTTCAATAGGTTTATTACTAAAACCCATATCAGAAAATTGATTTCCTTGAAGAAAATCAAACATAGTTAAGTAATTTAATATTGCAGGTGAAACCGAAGCAGCTTTTTCTCCTTCGTCTTTAACTGTCACATCTTCAAATAGTTTTCTAGTAATGCTGAAATCTTCTTCTTTAAAAGTAAAAACATCATTTTGATTTAAAAATAAGCTATTAACAGTATCACTAAAATCAAACTCAGTATTAAAATCTATAAGACTTAGGTTTTTATCAAATAAACTACTACCAAAATTTGTTTCAAAATTAGTTTCATTTTGATTAGTTGTAAGTTCTTTTTTTTCAGAACTAAATTCTAAATTATTAGTTTGTGTTTGATTGCCAAATTCTAAGTTAGCATCATTATTTGTTTTACTAAATTCTAAATTACTGTCTTTTTTATCTGTATCTGAAAACTGCAAATTTGAATCTGTCATAATTTAAAACCACCTTTCTTTAATAGCACGATCAATAATCCCTAATACATTTTTATCATAATTTGGATTGGTTGCATAATCTTCAGCTTGTAGCATTTTTATTGCTTCTTGAATACTGTTTGCATTTACTAAACCTTTATACTGTCCAAAATCATCATTCCATTGTTTTTTGTATTGCATCATCATTGCTCTGATATTATCAAATGTTTTGAAATTTGCTTCTTCTACTTGTTCACCTTGACCTCTAAATTCGGTAGTCAGTTTTCTTTCAGACTCACCTCTTGTAACTTCTGAAGGTGTAGCCTTAAGACCTAAAAAATTATTTTCTGCTGATTGAGTTTCACCATAACCTGTTTCTTCCATAGCTTGTGCAGCTACAAGTTCGGGATATTTAATACCTATTTCTTTGGCAATATTATAAATAACTTGAAAATTATGTTTTTCTCTTACAGGTGCATAGGGGTGTTCTTGTTCTGTAATAAGTTTAGTCTTGTCTAAATTTTCTATAAAATTAATATTATTCAAATCAGTATAATCAACACCTTCTGGTATCAATAAAACATCACCAATATCTATTTGATTAGCATTTGTAATTCCATTAGCTTTCATAATAGCTTCCATTGGAATACCAAAATCGTCAGAAATTGCAGATAAAGTATCACCAGATTCTACTTTAAATGTTGTTTGACCACCTTCTGAAAATACACCAAGTTCAAGATTTTTTATTAATTCTTCAGACTCTTTTTCTCCTTCGTAAGCACTTACATCAAAGAAGAAGTTGTCTTCGTTTTTAAATGTATAATTACCTGATTTAATATTTTTTATTTCTTTTTTATAATTACTAATAATTTCTTGATATTTTGTTTCTTTTTCACTTGGACTAGCATATACTCCTATACTCCATTCATCTAATTTTTTTCTAAAATCTTCATCTAAATCAAATTTTTGTTGAACATATTGACCTTTAACTTCAAGAGTAAATAATCCTCTTTGACTTAAAACTTTATCTCCTTGTTTTATAAGTCTTTTCAGTTCTGGTCTTGATTCAAACAAACCTTTATTACTATTTTTATCAACATAACTAAATAATCTATTGAAATTATCTACATCTTCTTTTGTTGCTGCGGGACCTAAAGTTTCCATAAAACCATATAAAGTTGTTTTTGCTGCCTGTTTATCTTTAAATTCACCATTGTTATATCTTTTATGAAAGTTTAACCACCAAGCATCTACGTTGTAATTTAATTCTGCGTATGATTCTTTTATAAAATCAATTTGTTCTGGGTAATCTTTTGTTAAAGAACTTATGATGTTTGTATTATTTTTAATAACTTCAAAACTTTTAGTATTGTAATCAAGTTGAGAAAGTCTATTGTTTATATCTTCTTGTTCTGATAGTTCTGCAAATTTGATTTCTTCTTCTTTTTTATCATTTATAACTTCAAAAGTTTCTTTTAGCATTACATTAAAAGTACCATCTTTATCTGTAAAATCACCTAATCTAGTTTGTTGTGGTCCTACTTTTAACTCTTTTACAAAGTCAATAAGATCATATATCTCTGCTTCTGCTTCAATCCAATCTAATTCACCATCTTCATACTCACTAATAATTGTATTAATATTATTTTTTGTATAACTAACAATTTTACTAGGTGATACGCTGTCTGTTAAACCATAAAGAACCATATTATTAATATTATCTTGAACATTACCTAACTTGACAAATTTATCATTTATATCGTCATTATCTTCGTTAATATTTCTAAAGTTTATAAGTATAGAATCACTAAAACTATTTTCAAATATATTAATTTTTTGTTCTGATCTTTTTTCTTCGTGATCTTTGAAAACTTCTTGTAAAGCTAAGTTTTGACTTGGAAAAAAATGTTCATTTAATATTTTTGGTCTTATACCTTTTGTATCTGTTAATTGAGTCGCATTAAAATCTGACAAAGCTTGCTCAAATTCTTTTGACCCAACACCAAATTGACTTAATGGCATAGGAACTACACCCTTTTCAGTTTCAAATTGAACAACGTATTTATCAAAGAAATCTTTAGTTTTTGCTTTTGATGAATTAGCTAAATTTACTGCTAATTGTTTTTCTATTCCATACTGTGTATATATATTCCCACCAATAAAATTTCTAGCAAATCTTTTACCTTCTTTTTTTTCTAATTCTTTTTTTATTTTGTTTATTTCTGTAGGAGTAGAACTTAAGATTTGATTTTGACCTTCTAATATTCCTTGTTGTTTTGCTTTATCAATTTGAAAGTTAACAAATTTTTGTAATGTAGGATTAATGTTTGATAAAGTTTTAGCCAACTCCATCAAACCAGTTTTAGGTAAAACACTTACAGGTTCAACAAAAGTTTCTACAGGACTTCTAGAACTTTGCCCTGCTGTACTTTGAAATTGTGTAGTGCCTACTTGTAAAACCATAATTAAACTTTTGCGTTAAGGTACATACCAGTAGCTTGAGTACCGATATTCAATAATGTCTGACCTAGACTTGGTATAGCATTATAAGCTTTGTTAATATTACTTTGTAGTTGGTTTCTTCTGCTTGCAAATTGTGATTCTGTCTGTTGAATATTAAAGATATATTGTCTTTGCATTGACTCTATACTTTGATTTACTTTCTCTCTATAGTTAGCAGCTTGTCTATCTTGGTCCATTAATAATAATCCTATAGTTGTACCTGCTTGCTCTGATGCTACTATAGATGATTTTGTTTGCAAAGCATCAATGGTTTTTGCAAATTTGTCTTGTGCTGCAAACTTTTCTTCTTCTGCTTTTCTTTCTGAAAGAGCTAATTGTTTTTGTCTTTTATCTGCTTCTGCTGATTGGTTGGCTAATAATGCTTGGTTATATGTTTGATCTGCTCTTTGCTGTGCAGCAGCCCTACCAACAAAAGCATTGGCTACAGTAAGACCCAAGCCTATATTAAATGCTGTTGCAGCAGTTGTACCTGCTCCTAATAATGCAGCACCAACACACATCTAGGCAATCCTCAGAAATTCGTAAAAAGGTTTTTTTTGATAACCATAACTCTCATGTAGTTTTACAAATGTAAACCCAAGAGCTTTTAACCATTTTATAGCAGAAGTGTTTTCTGCATATACATAATTATAAAGTATTTTATAAGACTCAAGTAGATTATCAACCCATTTTCTGCCTTGTCGTATTAATTGTATTCTATATTTTTTATTATCAAACAGTTCATCTGTAGCAACGCACCATATACAACCATCTTTCTGTACTCCACATAGACCTATAGGTTGTCCTTCATCATCAGCAATAGTCATATTAGTCTTACTACCTAAGAAGGTAAGACTAAGAGCATCTTCTGGACTCATACCTGTTTGATACAGAGCTTCAATCTTATCCATGACTCTCATGTTATCTACTACATATTTAAAATCTTTAAGGTTTGACTTTCTTAAATATCCCACTATATTCTTCTACTCCTTATATGAAATACTCCTTCAAATTCTGCACTAGCTAAACGTGTAGGAAGAAACGTATCGTTTTTTATATCTATATCTACCCTGTCAGACTTACTCATTATGGGTACTTTAAACGTACCTGTATCTAAATTTATCTGTCCAATAGAAGCAGAAGCAGAACCAAGCAAGCGACCAGTAAATTTATGAATCGAAGTATCTCTATTCTCAGGTGTTACTTCTACTTTAAAAAACCCTGCATCTTCATACTTAATGTAGAAATGATGTATTTGTAATCTACCACCTACATACTCAGGAGAACCTGCACCTTGTTCTGTTAGTCTTTGTTTACTAAATCTATAGTGCATTTCATAAGGTTCTCCAATAATAAACTTACTATTTCTAAAATCTCCTGTTGCTGTAATGGTAGAAGTAGAACCATTTGTAAGATTTGTAGTTGAAAGTACTTGCCCTGATACAAGAGTTTTTGTATTGCCTTGAGCATCTACAAATGTGCTTGTTTCTCCACTACCTAAATATCTACCAACAATATTCATGTTTGCTCTGAGTCTGTATGGAACTGTAAAAGTAGATAGACCAGTACCAGAGCTATAAGAAACTGATACTCCTGTTGTTGCTTCGGTTACTTTATGGTCAAGATGATATTCAAAACTAGCATTAGTTTCTCTAAACTCAGTTTCAAATGGTATTTTTTCTAGTGTTACTTTATTGGCTTCTTCTATGACAGCAAACAAATCTGTACCAATAAAATCAACATTCAAGATAGACCTGTTTGTATTGATAGTATATGTAAACCAAGCACTTAAAGCTTTTTGCCCATCTCCTCCATACAGCCATCTATACACATACAATTTATTAGGATTGTCTGAACCTAAAACTACAAGAATATCTTGGTTAGTAGATACTGCCATCTTAAAAACATTAGTTGGTATAAGCCTTGGTACATGAATGGTGACGTTTGCTGCATCTCTTATCTGTGATTCTCCTTGAATAATATATTCTCTAATACCTGCAAACGAACCTTTTTCAGTAAGAAAATAAATAGAACTACCAGAACCTACAGGTTGTGCAGCAGCACTACTTTCAAATTCAGTTGCTACTATCACGTTAGCTGTTTTAGGAGTAAGGTTATCTGCTGAACTGGTTAGCACAAACTGTGTCTGTTCGGAAAATAATATAAGTTTTTCTCCCATAGTTACTGCACTTTTTAAAATCGCAACTTTTGTATGAGAAGCTGCTACATCTATAGGTTCACTATCTAAAACAGATATAACTGTTTCTGGAAAGAAGTTAAAAAACTCTGATACTCTTGAAAGAATTACATTATCCCCTGCAAGAAACCCAAGTCTATTTCTAAAGAAAAATACATTATTAATTTTATTACCAATAAACGAAGGATTAGGTGCTGATACTATATCTCCAACAGTACGTTCACCCCATTTAGGCAAGGTATAAGTTACTCCTGATAATGTATAGCTATCACCATCTACTTTTGCAAATCTAAAATTACCATCAGCTTGACGTACAAGAACGTGTGGCATTGTTGCATAATCAAATTTAAACTGAATACCTGCTTCTACAGTTTCTTCCCATTGTCCTTCTTCTACCACCCCATCAGTTGTAGTATTATTGCCAACAAACTTTACATAGTAATTATCAAAATTAGTATCTTCATCTCCTTTGACTTCAACTACATAACCATGTGGAGATACAGTAGGTAGATCAGTAAATCTTTGTACTGAATCTTTTATTATTGTCATCTTTGTATCGCCTTGTGTATCACTACCATCTATAGAAAAATTAGAATTATCATTCTTTCTTACATATAAAACAGGACCATTACGAACAATAGTAAAACCAGTAAGACCAGAATCAAGACCAGTTTTTAGGTCAGCAGCTACTGTATCCGTACTAAGTGTTGAATCGCCAGAAGTGTTATCTGTAACTGTCACTCCATCTATCGTTACAGAATACGTTGTATTTGCTGTTGCCTGATTAATAAATATAATTGCTTTTGTACCAGTACCACCGCTAAGTGTAGAGTCCATAGCTGCTGTGATGCTTGTATTAACAACAAAAGTAAAATCAGCAATAGTAACTGTCTTCATTACACTTCTAGGTGTAGAAGTATTTAGGTAGGCAGTACCATCAGGCTTGTTTACAGTCTTCTCTGTACCATCTAACTCGTAAACTTTTACATTGCCATTACTAAATATTGCTACATATCTTTCGTTTGCATCTCTATTTATAGTTTGTATGTGAACATTACCAAGAGTTGAAGAAGACAAAGCTGTTACATATTGAAAACCGCTTCGTTTTGTAAGGCCAAGAACAGGGTTACTATCAGCATTATCTTGTATATCAGCATGATCTGGTTGTTTTAAGGCATCAGAAGATTGTGATATACCTCTCAATAATGTAGGTATAGCTCTTGATATGACGGCCATAGTTATCTAATTAAAGCACTAGAAGGATTGTAAGTATCAAAGATACTGGTAAGAGAAGGATCTCCTCTTAGTAAGTTGTGATCTGCGTTGGCATAATCTGTTTCTGTAAGTATAACTCTTGCTCTTGTTTCGTCTTGCTGTGTATAGGTTCTTAAACCATCATCTCCAACAAGTCTATCTACAAATATTCTTGCAGCTTTGATAGTCATATACCTTCTTGCTTGTTCTGGTATTTCATCAAACTCTCTAAAATAAACAACAGTACAAATCAAGTCTTCATCAAATTCGTACTTATTATTTTGTCTATCATATAGCTTTAGCCCACGTTGTATAGGGTCTAGCGTTGGGTGTTGATGTATGTTTGCGTCTACTCTCAAAATATTAGCAGGTAAACTAATTTGATTAGAACCATCTCTTGTAAGAGTTACATCTATTTCAGTATTAAAAGACCAACCTTCTGATTGAACTTCTTTGTTTACTTCTGTCAAAGTAGTTTGAGCTATCTTTACATCAACAGGTAACGTACCAGTTAAAGAGTTAACAGGTGCTTCGCCTATTGCAGCAAGCATAATGTTGATTGATTCAAGCTCGGTGGTTGCAGCTACAGTCATGCGTTTTTAACTCCGTAATAAAGTTTCGGATTAAATTTTCTTAAGTTCTCCTCTAGTTTTTGTTGTCTTGTTTTTTTCTTTTTTTTACCTATAGGAAAAGTTCTATAGAATACCCTTCCATTTTCACTAGCAATTCTTAAGGCTCTCCTGTTAGTCATGGTTTTTTACTTTTTTATTTTAAGTGACTCTCTGCCACCCATTTTTTTCTTCTTCTTTTTTTTCTTTGTTGAATGATACATAGCTATAAAAAAAAGGGTATCTAATAATAAGATACCCTATAAATTGAAATTAAGAAGCAGATAGCTTAATAGTAGCTGCACATTCTGGTCTTAGGATTCCATGACCAAGAGCGTACTTAGCAACCATCAATGTACCTTGATACATAATTCCGTAGTCAGAACCAGAGATCTCAGTTGTCATGTCCATTAGTTTTACTGTACCAACAGCAGACTTGTGGAAGACAAGACCAATAGTTTTACTATCGTCACCTGAGTAAGTGTTGTTCGCACCACTTGGGTTAGAACTTACGTTACTCTGAGGTACGTTGTTAGACATCATTATTGGTATGCCCGCAACTTGTTGTACCTTACCAGAAGCAAACGAACCATTACCCTGTGGGTTGAAGTCAACATCTACAGTTCTTGTAGCAGACTCAGCAAGTTTGTAGTACTCAGCAGGTGGTAGTACACAGAAACGATCTGTTGGAGGAATGTCTCTTTCGTCCATTGTCTGTGCAATATCATAGATAGCTGCTGCTATCTCATCACCTGTGACGTTTGCTGAAGCTGTATTACCAGAAGCAAGAGTTAGAACAATACCACCATTACCACCGCTAAGAGTAGTAGAAGCTCTGGAAGCATTAGCGATTTGTTTCGCTACGTTCTGATCATAGGTTCTAGCAAGTGCTTTACCTAATTCATCAGCGTAAGTAGCTCTTACGTCATAATGATTTTTGAGTTCATCAATGTTAGCGATGAAACTCTGTGCAATTAGAAGATCATCAATGTTGATAATCTTTTCATTTGCCTTGATTTGGTTAGCACCAACAAGAGGAGTTCCTACTGTATGATAAGCCGCTGTTGCAGTTCCTAATACTGGGAACTGTGCTGACTTACCACTTGTGATAGTACGAACTGAATGAAGTTGCTCGTTAAAGATATTGTTTCTGGCAAACGCAGTTAGCACTTCCCCAGAAAATACCTTTAAAAACAGGGCATCAAATGATGTTCCTGTATTGTTGACCAAACCAAGACGAGATACTGTAGCGTTAGCCATAGGAAAACTCCTTGATTAATGTTTACAAATTTGAGAAACTAACTTCGTTTCAATCCTTTCTCTCAAGTGGTATCTGACGCATCAGGCACAAGGATATTTAGATTTCTACTTTGTTAATTTA